GTAGGGAAGTAGCACAGGTCTTCTTTTTTATCCATCATATTTACCACCGCCTTTTGATACAAGGCCAGCCAAACTAACTACAGCTTGCCTAGCGTTCTTCTGCAATTTTCCCTGAAAGTTGCCTCGCTGCATGTTCTTCCCATACCTTCTTGTGCTGGCAGAAACGGCTCTCATGTCCTCTTTGCCTTTATCTAGGTATGTTTGGAAGTTCATAACCTTTTCATTTAACTGATTTAACTCAATGGAAAACTCTTCAAGAGATTTATTCATTGTCATCACCAGATGACTTGTCAACTACAAGTCTACCCAAGGCAACATCAATCATAGCACACCACATATCAAGTCTATTGTGATGCTGTGGTAGTGCCGTAAACACAGCCATCATTTCGTCAGTCGGGTGACGCATGGCAAGTATTGCCCTTTCAGCAATAAATTCTGCCGGAACTGGGTATGTCCCAAACTTTTCCTGCGCGTCAGTTATGGCGTGAGCCACATTATCAATCGCACCTATCATTAAACTTCTCCCAATTTAATTTGGCCCATTCTTTAGGATCAACACCTTTGAGATCCCACCAAGTTCTTTCATCACCAAAGTGATGTAATTTCATGTGACAAGAGTGGCACAGAGGAACACACCAATTGTCTCCAACTTTCATGCCCATAGCGTTAGGCTCTGCGAACATGATATGGTGCGCCTCTGCGCCATACCCGCAGACCAAGCATGGAGATCCACGCAAGGTCTTTAGGTATTTCTTCGATCTTATTCTAGGGCTTTTCTTCACTTTACCCTTGTTACCTTTCTCAAAGACCGATTGATGGATTTTGTCTTTGCAGACTTTTTACCATGAGTGGACACAATGCCCTGATAAAGACCAGCAGCCTGAGCCTCTGGAAGACACGCATAGTCACCAACATTCATTTTGCTGGCGGTTTTTCTGTGCCAGCCATACTTGATTTGCTTTGAAGACCCATCATTATACTGATATACAGCATAATGCTCTATAGCCTTTGTTGGCTTTGAGTAGGACGATGTTCCCAAAAGGAAACTGATAACTTTTTTTAGAGCATCCATTAGAACGGCACCTCGTCATTTAACGATGTCCTTGCCTGTGGAGCAGGGCTACCCTGATCCTTCTTTTCATACTGGACATTGCCAACAAGAGACAGGAATGTTGAGCCATTCTTCTTACTCACCCTCTTCCAACCAGCCAAGTCTAGCTTTGGCTTTGATATTCCTCTCTCCATCTGACTAACAAGGTCACTAAGAACTTCGTCAGATATTTCCAAGCTGCCAGTATAATCTGGCTGTGAAGGCTTCTCCTTACGATTGTTCGTAAACAGTACGCCTGATGGCGGGTAATCGTTACTCATGCGGCCTCTCCTTTTGGCTCAAGTTTTTCTGCGTGTGCCTTGAAATTTTTCAAGACATTATTGTAAAGGCTTTCGTCACCATTCTTTAGGGCATCGATAGCCGACTTATTCATACCCCAAAACCCTCTCAACTCATCAGTTGTTTTGCATTCTGGGATGAACGTGTTGAAAACATTAGCTGCTAGAGAAACTCCCTCAACCTCTTCCTTTTTTCCCTCGCTTGATTCAATCACGATTTTCTTTTCAACACCTGCTGGCAGGTCTTCACCGGCATATATGTAGTGTCCAAGTCCATGCATAGCACAACACTTAGCCAAGCAACGCTGCAACGCAGTGTTTACCTGAAAGCTGTCTGGACTGGAAACGGCTTTGTTTGCATGATTAAGAACAGGCAGAACCTCTGTCTGACTCTCGCCCTCAATGTTCACAGTAACTGAAACAAATGCATACCCAGCCGGGTCAATCATATACGGCAACGTGCAGTCATTATTTGCACTAGAGTACAAATTTTTAGTGAACGTTGCTTGAGGGTAATTTTTTTTCACAATCCCCCATGCCCATGCCCAACTTAAATAAGTCAGGCCATTCTTTGACTCTGTGTGTTCATTGACATCGATATTGGACAATGTCTCCCATACACTCACTTTATCCATCCTATTCTCCCTTAAATTGTGAGCAAAAATCAGCAACACCGCAGTAGTTGCCATTACACCTAACCGACTCTCCGGCTCGGTATTCTATTTCCATAGGCACACCTTGAATGCCTCCTTGTGCCTTGGCAAAATTATTGGCCTCTTCCTCGTTATAAAATACACGCATAGCCCTTTTAAGACCCTTCTTCTTTACAGCCCAAGCGTCAGTACGTCTCCACACTTCATCGTCTGAGCAGTTTGGAAAATGTCCAGCTAGATCATAATTGAACTGTGCATCTTGATGTATTTGAACTCTTTCATGCACATAATTGATCCGCTTTTCCTCGTCCCACAATGGGACATCAACCAGAACAACAGGTGCTTGTGGATAGTCAGGCTTACGCTGCGCGTCACGGCGGTTCCAGTCACGAAGTATTGCACATATCTGCAATGAAGTTACCTTCCGCCCCTTCTGTCTTTGCGCTAGATAGGCGTACACATTTAACTGCCTCTCCCAGTCTATCTTTCCGTGTATAACAGACCACACGCTAGTTACCTTGTAGTCAGTTATTTCAATACTTGAGTCGGTAACTTTCTGATGGTCAACTGCGCCAGACAAAATCCAATCGTTAACTGTTGAGAAAAGACGTTCCTCAAGCACAACACCTTCTTCCTGTGTGCTTTCTAGAACCTGATGCACAGCAGTGCCAAACAAAGGCCACACCATGTCCACTACATCCACAACCCTTTTGGATGCGTAGTGATCTCGCATAAGTCTAACTCTAGGGCTGTCGATAAGAGTTGTTACAGATATATCCGCATTTCCCTTGCTATATTTGTCATTTCTGGCAAAATCAACAAAGGACTGAGGTAAGTTATAATTGTTTGTAATTTCCATGTTTGCCTCCTTCCATTTACGCTTTTACCAAAGGCGCACATTGATGTCAATAAGGAATTTTGGTGTAAATATGGAATTAAAAGCACATCAGTTTGAGATACTTGGAGAGCCAGCATCTAAGGCTAACAGTAGAAAAATAGTAATCATCAAGGGAAGACCAGCTTCCATCAAGTCAGACAAGGCAAGAAAATATGCCGCGTATTTTCTTGAGCAGTGCCAAGAGATCGAAGAAATGTTTTTTGACGATGTATGCGTGGAAATGCTAATATACTACGCTTCACGAAGACCGGATCTTGATGAAAGCCTGATACTGGATTTAATGCAAGGAAAGATTTACAACAATGACCGCCAAGTTAAGCAGAAGAATATTTACTGGGGGCTTGATAGGGAAAACCCAAGAACAGTCATCAGAGTGTCATCTTTGGAGAGCGGTAATATCCCAAGCTATCTCAGATGCCTACCTGAATGACATAAGGGAAAAAACTTCCGTGGCCGAATGGATAGGCACCGATGATTTTGTCATTGTATGCGACCTTGCCGACATAGATCACGAAAAGATGCTAAACAACTTTCATTACATCCTGAGCGCGAAAGTGCCAATAGCCAGATATGAAGGCAGAAAACTAAAAGACCTTATAGATAAAAAGTAAACATAATCTATGTATAGTCTGTATATAGATTATATTTATATATATATATATTATAACACTTTGTGATTTTTCTTTCCGGCACGACAAAAAACCATGTTGACAGGCATGCTCTGTGGGCATATCGTTGATGCAGTCGTGGAGATTGAAAATGCAAAATGATATTCTGATTCGTGGGGCTGCGCTCCGCATGGGCGAAGGCCAGCATAAGGCTGTTTGCCCTATCTGTAATCCACAAAGGCGTAAGAAGGGTGAAAGAACTCTATCGCTGAAGGTGGAATTCAACGAAATTTTGTACAATTGCTGGCACTGTCAATCATCAGGCGTTATTTCGCTTGAGGAAAGATTCATGCCAGCTAGGAAGGAAAACAAGGTGGCTCTTGCTGTTCAACATAAATGGGATGATTTGTCTGATAATACAATATCTTGGCTAAAGAAGAGGGGGGTTTCGGAAAGCACCGCAAGAGAAGCAAATTTAAAATCCGCAACTCACTACATAGCTTCTCTGAAAGAGAATGTTGAGTGCGTTGTGTTCCCATACATGAATCAGGGGGTTATGTACGCAGCGAAGATCAGGGCAATATCTGAAAAGGGATTTTCCTGTCACGGTGCGCCAGCATCTTTTTTCAATGCGGAATCTATCGTATCTGGGGATGACCTATTTATTTGCGAGGGGGAAATGGACGCCCTCTCATTTATGGAGGCAGGGTTTGAGAGCGTTGTCTCCGTCCCTAATGGAGCCGTTATGAAGGTTGTTGACGGCAGGATAGACCCACAGGACGACAACAAGTTTAGGTTTCTTTGGGATGCGAAGAAAAAGATAGACTCAGCCAATCGCGTTATCATAGCCACAGATGATGATGGCGCTGGTCAAGCAATGGCAGAGGAGATAGCCAGACGTATCGGCAAGGATAAGTGTTGGAAGATTGAGTTTCCTGATGGCTGCAAGGACGCGAATGATGTCTTGGTAAAAAAGGGAAAGGCGGCATTTGAAAAGATGTGTGCCGGTGTTGTGCCTTGGCCTGTTGCCGGTCTTTATGATGCTTCTCATTTTTATGACCAGCTTGATGAGATATATGATAACGGCATGGGCAAGGGGGCCTCGACAGGATATCAATCTGTTGATGAGTATTACAGCATTGTCGAAGGTCAGCTTACAGTTGTCACAGGACACCCCTCATCTGGCAAGTCTGAGTTCATCGATCAAATCATGGTTAACTTGGCCGAAAAGAAGGGGTGGAAGTTTGCTGTCTGCTCTTTTGAAAATGAGCCACGGTTACACATAGCTAAACTGATAAGCAAGTACCTGTCGAAGCCTTTCTTTACCGGAGTAACGCCGAGAATGTCTAGGGAAGAGTTGGAAACAGGAAAGCTTTTTGTCAGGGAGCATTTCAGCTTTCTTTATCAAAATGATGGATCAATGGCGACAATTGAGGGCATAGTAGAGCGTTTGAAGATTGCTGTTATGCGTCACGGCGTAAGGGGCGCAATCATTGACCCATATAATTACATACAGAAAAATGGAGACATTTCAGAGACAGACTGGATTAGTGAAATGCTAACGCAATTAAGGGTGTTCGCGCAGTCTCATGGTATTCATTTATGGTTTGTAGCACACCCCACGAAGATGATGCGTGATGCAAATGGAAAGGTTCCAGCCCCAAAAGGGTATGACATATCTGGATCGGCTGCTTGGTTTGCCAAGGCCGATATAGGCTTATCTGTACACAGGCCAGACCCAGTGAATAGCGCTGTCTCAGAAATTCATATATGGAAGTGCCGATTCTCTTGGATCGGCAAACAGGGGGTTGCTGAATTGTTCTTTAATCCTGTAACGTCAAGGTATTCAGAGGCCGTCCAAGATGATTTTATGGACACGCCAACCCCGTACCAAGCAAAAAAATATGGCGAAGTGCCGTTTTAGCACTCCGAACGAAAGCATGATAGTAGGTGATTTATGAGAAAAGGAAAAATTTTATTGGAAGAAGCTGGCTCCGTTATTGATGCCCGGGGCGACCATTATGGATCGCCGTTAGAAAATTGGACTAGGATTGCTAATTTATGGAATGCATATCTTGGAGATAAGTTGAAAGATGGGGAAAAAATAACACCGCTTGATCATGGCCTCATGATGGATCTTGTCAAAACGGCCAGACTTATTGAGAGTCCACATCACTGGGACAGCTATTTGGACAAATGCGGCTATGCTGCTGCCAGTGTAGAATGCTTCGATAATATTGTTGACTAGGTTTGTACTAGGGTATAATTTAACAAATAGCACTTATGTGCTGTTTCCTCCATCCACGACAAAAAAAGGGGAGCGGTGAAAACCGCTCCCCTTTTGATTTATGTGGCTGAACCCGTACTGAGAAAAAGACACGACAAGCACAGGCCTTACGCCAGCCAGCCACATGGCTGTAACAATGTGCCGTGTCTATCCCCTATTCATCCCATATTTTTTCATCAGACATATCAGGCCAAAAGCATGTAGCTGAGTTCATGCATATTGAACTTTCGTTCTTTCTGTGGTCTT